TATTATTAAACATCTCAAGACCACCATCAGACGTACTAGGGTAAGTGACCTTAGCTTCTTCAGCGGTACCGTCTATTATCGTACCAACCTCTTTAATGCCAGTGGAGGGGCCAGTAACCCCGTTCTGTGGATCACTAGGATCAAGTCCTTTCTCGCCTGCTTCATTCTCCCCAGTAGATGTGTCACCTTCGCCCCGTTCCTCTTTAGATGATAGTTGCGTAGTACCGGGGGTACCTGATTCTGATTTTGATTCGTTTGATTTAGCACTAACATATCCAATACCACGTTGCCCGTCAATGGCACCTTTGATAGGTGCCTCGCCCAAGGCGCTTTGGTTAGGGTCTATCCCTACTATTCGTTTTATATCGTCGGCGTATCTATTACCCATATCTATTTCCCATCAAATGTTATCACTAAAGTATCATTAGGCAGCGAAACATTATAGCTTGCTGTATTTGTTAATGACTTGTTATTTCTTAGTTGCGGCTCTATTGCTGGCGTATCAACAATGAACTGTTCTTGGTAGTCAGTTTTGAAAGTATTATTCGATACCGTTATCCACCTGTTACCTATCGCACCGTTCCATTTAGCCGCTGCCGTTGTAGTAGGGTCCTGTCCAAAGTGATTACCAAGGTTAATAATACCAGTACTGAATACCACGTTGTCAGTAGGAACACTTGGTAATGTCAATGATGAATCAGATGACGAACCTTGTGAACGTATTAACAATAGTGTTGTAGTAGTAGTTGCTTCACCTGTGTTAACATTTAGTTTATGTTTAATATTAAAAACTTTTCCCTTAGCTTCAAGCTCATCGGTATCAACTAGCACGGTATGTTTTAAATCAACCTCAGGGAATATGAACGTCTTAATTGAAACACGTGTATCCCTATGACTTCCTATGATATTGTTCTTGGCTTGCTGGATTGCAACATCCATTGCTGTTCTCATCTCATCACGATTTAAATCCTGGTCGATATAATAGTTATCGCCTTGACCTGGTACCGTACTGAATGACTCCGAACCTTCCCATTCCTGTGAATTAGCTTCTTGCTCCATTGCGTACGTTACATCATTCGATATAGTTCCGAATTGAGCTTGTGACTGTGAAGCACTTACCGTTAGCGTGTAATCTTCTTGAATACTTTGGGACCATTGTTTAGTTCCTTTCCAAGTAGCACCCATACAATATATGTTAGAGTAATCAGTTGCACCAGTTAAGGTTGTTTCATACAATGGGTTTCCACTAGTATCACTAACTTGGTTGCCATTCTCATCGGTAACCGCTACATTAGTGCCACGTAGTTGTGTTGTGCTCCACCCTACAGTTGTGCCACTACACCTGTACCAACCGCTTGGATGTATCGCTGTAAAGGCCGGCGGTTCTTTAAGAGGCCACCCTGCACCATCAATGGCAGCTAGGATAGACGCTTTATGTGTTAGAGAGTAACCGAATTGTAATAGGTTACATATCGCAGGGTTTATAGGACTAGTCCATTGCCACGACCTGGTAGCATGAAAGAATCGTTCATATCTATATTGAAATGTGATGTTGACCTTATTCAATACACGACCACGACTAGTAAACTCTACCAAGGGCCTTTCTCGATATACATCCGAATCAGTTAGCGTATAATCTGGTGTAGACTTAGGAAACCAAGACGTTATGGCATAGTTTCCATGAGCATCAAAATCAACTACCTTTGATGTTGTTGTTAAACGTTGCTCAACAAGCTCCGCGGTATCCCTAGCAGGTCTAAATATATGCGGGGAGTACACCCCTATGGTACTGACAACGTTGCTTAACTGGCTGTTTAAAAGCTCTGTACGCTTATCTGTGCACCTTAGTTTAATTTGTTCTTGCATTATATCTAGTTCGGGTATATCTACGACCCCTGTAAACACACGTACAGTCCCAGATGCTGTCTGGACATCAACTACCACAGTCTTACCGTGATATGATTCTACATCCTGTATACCTGTTGGAGGTATTAAGCTTACGTTAAGTAATGACGCGTCATTCTCGGTACGGTTTATTTCTATGTTACCGGTAATTTGATCAACGGGTATCGTGTACCCGCCAATAACTAAAGTAAGGTCCCATCCTGATCTACTTAAATGGTCTATAGCAACAGGGTTTTTTACTCTCTGTTGGAATGCTACAACGTTACCTGTTGATAATGCCTGCAATGACTGTTCTACATCTATAAAAGACTCTGACACGGTACTAGACAATCTTAATTGCATAGATTGTTCATAGGATACCATTGAACCCGCGCCTATAAGGGCTGATTCTTGTTCGAAATCTACTAGGGACCCTGACCCGATGAGCACGCCCCCTGAACTATTGACGGAGGCGCTGTTAATTGAAAAACTATTTACCATTTTTCATTCTCCTATGAATTAGATATTCCGTATAGATAGAAATTACCTGATGTTATATTACCCGAGGACATTAAGAAACGTACCCCGTCTACTGTACCCGTGTGACTTGCTCGTGCACCACCACCCTGTACGGCACGCGCGAAGGTACTACCATCTGCATAGCCACTATATACAACTGATGTGTAACCACCGGATGAAGGTGTAATCATAACCTCAAAGCTAGCCCCACCTAATCCGTTACCGATATCATCGATTAACTGTATCTCACTATCTGAACTATCTTGAGCACCTACAAAGGTATCGCCGATACGCATACCAGCATAGCCCCATTTGTAATGAGCTGAGCCAGCGTCCCAGGTTGAACCTGCATCACGTGACACACGCATATGTAAGGCTGTTGCATTAGTAGCTGGAACTATGTTTTGTATTACAATCTTAAATGCACTGTAGCTACCTGTTAGAGCTGTGAAATCAACCGTAGCACTAGCACTTGCAGTAACAGTAGCTATAAACGTCCATGCGCCCCCAGACGCGGCGGGTGTGACCATGTCGAACTCATTATTAGCAGCGTTATATTCTATGATATCACCGTCAACCGCTGTCAGGTTAGCTATAGGGATTGCTATATTAACAAGTACCTCTGTCCCATCATGGTGTATGATAGCACCGGTGTGGTCTGTAATGGTTGTATCAACTGCAATCTGTCCCGCTGTGTCTACAGTAGGAGCGGCACCGTTAGGTATCTCTAAATCATCCGCACCACCAAAATCAAATGTTCCGGTACCCACATCACCAGTGTTCAACAGGAACTTATCTTTTATTGTTACGTCGCCAGTAGTTACCGTGAAATCAGACGTGTTAAATGTAGCAATACCTTTATTGGATGTTGTAGCATCTTCACCAGCTATAGTGATAACACCGGCTGTAATAGAGAAATCAATACCTTCTCCGCCTACTAGTAAGTCCATCCTAAACTCATCAGCTGTGGCGTTGTAGGATAAAATCACCCCATCACTTGGCGTGGTAAATTCTGCAATAGGAACTGCAATTATTGCCATTTCCTCACCACTGAAATACTTAAGTATCCCATGTGAAAAATCAGTTACCGTCGTATCAACAACTATTTGCCCATCTAATGTAATGGTTGGAGCTGCTGAGTTGGGTAACTCTAAACTTGTGGCACCACCAAAATCAATAACCCCTAGTGGGTCAATGAAACTAGCAGCGGTTGATCTTAGTTCTATAAGGTCTCCGTCTTGAAAAGCAAAACCTGTTGTACCTTCTTGTGCGCGTACTACTGTAAGGGTGTTAGTGGCAACAGCTGTTACTTGTACAATCTCAATGTTGGATCCATCATCCAAGGTAAGTCGACAAGTTTCACCACTACCGACCGCAGGTAATCCAGTGGCATCTGCTACAATTATACTGGTCGCGCCCGCTGTAATCGTTCCGTTAAGAGAACTACTAAAATTATTTGAATAAAGCCTGCTCATTATTATGTCTCCGTCTCTACTACTGTATTAATAAACACTGCTATCTCAGGATAACCTGTGTTAGAACGTACCGTTGCTACTGCATTAGTTATCCTAATATAAATAGGTATGGCATTAGCCACCCCACTTGTGACAGTTGTTGCCACGGTAAGAGGGTCGCCCGGTGTATTAGTTGCAAGAGCAGCCGAGGACAATGCAAGTGTAATCTCTGAAATCTCATGTCTTTTTCCTACCATAGTCCAAACTACGGTGCCATCTGTTACAGTGTCACCAATGGCAGAGGTTGGAAATGTTGGTTCTGACCCACTACTAGTACCGGCTGTGGTACACTCATACACATAAGTGTTAGGTGTAATTGGTTCGATTAATTTTCCTAATGAATAAGCTGTTGATAACACCCATTCATCTAATGAATTAGTAGGAGTTAACACAATATCGTCTACGCCTGGGTTAGAATTAGCGTCTAACTGTCGACCCGCTGTATTACTTCCCAAATACAAAGTATTATCTTGGGGGTTATCACTTAAATCTGTTTCATGTGTTAGTTGATACAGTCCGTTAAATTGACTCGTAAGCCCTGAATCTGTAAACAACTTGAATGTTAAATCACTTAATGCCATGCTATATTACCTTCTTGTTGCTCGTGCTGCTTCTTTAGTGGTTGTATCCACTTTACGCTCTACACTTGTGTTAAATTGGTCGCTAGTTACTACCGCGTCCACTAATGCGTTCTTGTCTGATATAATCTGAACTTTAATCTCTTGTACTGGTGCCTTACCTGTTGATAAGCTTCTGCCTGTAGTAGGGTCGGTAATCGAACCAAAGCCCGCACCTTTTACACCTGCACCTGATGAACTCTTGACAGCTTCTTGACCTGATTTCAAGCTATTAAGTATTCCCTCAAGCTTAGATGGTCCAGAATCAGCACCTAGCTGATCAACCGCTCTACCAAATTCATCTTCACGACTAAATAATTTTTCCCGGTCTATAGGTAGTCCTATTTTCGTATCCGTGAATGGTATTCGTATTTTAACAGCTGCCACCCTAGTTAGTGCTGTACGTACCGCTAGTAACGCAACCTTGACGCCTTGTATTTTCTGGGTAAAGAAATCAAACGATTTGGACATTGCCAACACAGATGATACAACCGCAATTGCAACATCTTTAGCTATGGCCTTAACCCCGCCCATGTTCTGAACGATGTCGATTATTCCTAACACTAGTACCTCTAATGCTGGGGCAATCTGTGTTAGTATCTGCATCTTGAATCCTTCCCACACAGCGGACAGTTTAGTTTGAGCATCGTTAAACGCTTCCACTGCCTTAGCTTGTGAACCACTAATGCTAACTCCAAGCCTTTCAAACTCTGAACCTGTCTGTGCCAGGTTGGAACCTAACGTATTAACTAATGCAACACCCTCGGAATCGAACAGCTTCATAGCTAATCGAACCTTGTCACCTTGATTGGCAATGCCTTGCATAGCTTCTGCCACACGTCTGAATTGTTTATCTGGGCTTAGTGTTGCTAAGTTCTTGGCATCAATACCAAGTTCTTTTAATGCGTTGACTGCTTCACCTGTTCCCTGCGCCGCCTCTGATACGCGTCGTACCATTCTTTGTAGGGCCATGTTTAGGGTTTCAGTTGATACACCGGTTAGACGTGCTTGGAATTGGAGCTTTTGCAACTCCTCTGTGGCCACTCCAAGCTTAACCGCAGTCTTGGCTAACTTGTCTACTTCTTCCGATGTCTGTGCAAGTGAACGAGCCATTAAAGCCACACCTGCTAACACTGCAGTTGCAACCACTGCCGTTAATTTTGCGAGGTTTCTACCAACACGACTGACAAACGCTTTAACGCGCTTGCTAGCTGATGTTAGTCCTCTCTTTAGTCCTTGATCACGTGCACTGATCTTTACCACTAATTCTGCTATTGTTGCCATTATTTACCGCCTAGTAATTGTCTCATTTGTTTTGCTCTGTCTTCCATCGTCATTGACCTGGACATTTCAAGCTCTTTTTCTTTCTCGTATTCACTAGACCATCTTTCGTCATTAGTGAGATCGTAGGCCATCCATCCGGATAGTTCAGCACTGCTATAACTCATTATCTCATTTATAGATTTGCTTAGCCTTTCAGCTAGAACAAAGCAGTAACGTTTGAACGGATGGCTCATTAGTTTTTTGCTAGTTCTTTAATCTCTTGATCCCCTAAAGCATTAAGCTTTTGAGCTTCATTAAAGATTCTATCCAGTGCGGTGCATGACTTCTTCCCAAGCTTTGCTATATCGTCTTCAGTAAACATAAGCTTTCCTTTCTCATCAACTACAGATGCAGCAACAAGCTTGGCTCTTATGTTAGCGGTATTCATTCCGCCGTTCTTACCAAGTACAGATGATTCAAACCTGTCTCTTGCGAATCCCGACATAGTAGCGATTATCACATCACCGTTCCATTCTGGTATATTGATTGTCTTTGTTGTTGTATCTTCTGAATCAAATATATCTTTCTTACTTAATATTGTCATAGTCTCACCATTTGTTTATAGGACATTTAGCCCGCTGTAAAGCTATCTTAGCAGGAAGGTAGCACCCGCACGACCCACACTTGTTTTTATCATTGTTATAGTGTGGACATGCTTTGCAGGTGCTCATTCTTTCTTTTCGAAGCTCTTGTGTACTTAGAATACGTACTGGACCCGCCATTAAGCGCTTTCGTCAGACCATA